ATACGCTCTTCTTCCGCTTCCTTCTGGTGTCTGCTTAACAGTCTCTGTGACGCTTCGGCTACCAAGGTTGATAATTGCTTTTCGATATGTTCTGGTAGGGGTTCTCCTACTGGTGGTAGTGGTGTTCCCAGTTCGGCTTCAATCTGTCCTCGGTATAAGAAAGCCAAGTGTTCAGTAACGTGAGCATCCAAGGCAGCTAAAATAGTCGGTCCCATCGGAGAAGCTTCTGCTCGTTGCTTCAGTTCGGGGTCTTCTGAAGCCGATAAATGCACTGTAATGTGAGCTTCATGGTCTTGATACTCAAAGGCTTTAACGGGTTCTCCATTTAATATATTCATGTTTTCCGCCACAGGATCAAGTGGCATGATGTCATCATCAGTCGGTACAATCTTATCGGCATCCTGTATACCCAAGACATCCAGCATCTGACGATGCAGTTCCTGCATGTTGTACATTTGCGGTGCTTGTTGTGCCAACTGTAAAGCAGCCTGATACTGCATAATGCGTTGTCCCATTGTTGCTGCATTCGGATTGGAAACTGGAATCACATCCACCTTATCATCAAAATCTTTTTTCTTGATTTCTTCTCCTGCCTTCACTTCGTAAGGATAAGACGGCTTAGTGAAATCTCGTATAATGTCTGTCAATATCCTAAACTCAATTCGCATGGAAGCATGTAGTCTTTGCTGAATGGCAGACATGACTTTCATCGTTCTTTCCATAATGGCAAGCGTAGTTCCTACGGGTGCTTCCTGATTCATATCGTTAATCTTCATATCAGTTAGCGATGCAAATCTTCTTCCCTCGTCAACAATATTTTCAAGGAGTGAATAAAGCACTTGAGATGGTTCCTTATAGGGTAGAAACGCTATATTGTCTCTAATGGCTCCTCCAGGGACATCTACATCCCTGAATTCACCAGGCATGATGGGGGAATCATCACCCTTAATTCTCAGACCTCGTGATTTCAAACCACCAGGCAGATTGGATAGAGTACCTGCATCAACTAACTGACGTAGCAAGGAAGTTGCTGATTTAGCTAATCCACCAATAACGTGGATTAAACCAAAGCCATAAAAACCAACACCAGGAAGGTATTGGTAATGTACAAAGTGCTGACGAGGCATCGTATCTTCATCGTCTTCGTACCAATTTCGATAGATAGAAAGAATTGTTTTGGAAGATAAATCCAGTGTCACAATGTACGGCAGAGCCACTCCTGTGTCCTCACCCGCTTCATTTTTTTCTTCGTATCCAGGAAGATCAAGATTAACCTGCATCTCCAATAAAGTATGTCTCGTATCGGAATCATAGTTCTCACTGTCTCCTGTTAACTCATTGTATTTCTTAACAATTTCATCTATTTCTGGAGAAGGAGAAGGCAATTCAACATCTCGATAAAAACCCTTAACCTGCATTTTTCTAACTTCGTTCTCAGTTTTCTTCATGACATGCGTAGACCTGTCACAAGTAATCAGATCACTGGTGCCATAACTGACAATAAAGTCCTCGGCAGGAACAAACATGGAACAAGGTCTGCCCATGTTGACATCGTAATAAACTTTACGAAAAGCCGAACCTGCCAGTGGCAATGACCACAATAGCTTTTCCGTTTCGTTGCGATACTCCACCATTTTAGTGGTGAGTAAATAATTCATGTAATTCTGTACCCGATGAGCTTGTTTGGTTTTCTCATCAGTCATTTCCCCGATGATCTCCGTCTTTACAGGACCTGCTGCGGGAAATATCTCAGAAATAGCTTGAGCTTGAAAGCGTACTACCGCTTCCGTTAACATAGGGTGAAACACACCACAGGCTCCGACCCAAGGCTCGGTTCGCTCATCGATCTTTAAACCAAGCTGATCTAAACCTTTCATGTAGGTATCTTCCCAGTCACTGCGTGATTCCTTATCGCCCTGATAAAGAGGAATTAATTCATTAGCTAATTCTTCAAGTACATCATCTGACAATAATTCTGCTAGATTATTATTAAAGCCGAGCATACCATCTTCTTTTCCAGTAGGCTCAAAATCGACTACAACTCCCCCTTCCTCAGTCATAGTGACTTCAATTTCGGGATTCGCTTCGACTGTATCGATCTCTACATCGATAACAGTACTGCTATTGTCCAGTCCATTAGCTGATCCAGGACCTATTGATTTTTCTATTGCCATAAATTATTTCTTTGTTTTATCCACACGCCTCACGGGTACTTTTACTGTAGTCCAAGCTTCGTCAACATCGGGAGTGGATTTATCATCCCCCTTGTAACGCCCTTTAATAGTACGAGCACGAACCCGTTTCGTAGTTATTTCAGGTTCAGCCTTTTTCACGGCTGAAGCCTTTTTCTTCTTGGCTTGTTTATAAGCCTTTGATATTGTTGGTTTTTCATAACTTGAAAAAGCCCATGAAATACCAGTTCTAATATTTTCTTTTACTTTGTTCCAAATAGACATAACTGCTCCTATTAATTTTTTTAACTTTTAGACTTACGAGCTTTACGTTCTGCTTTCCTTCTTGCTCTACGCCCTTTCATGCGTGAGCCTACTCTAGATGTGATTTTTCCACCTACATTAACTGGACCCTTAGTTGGTAAAGTTCCTCTAGCTGCTCTAACTCCTGTTCCAATAACATTAATAGCTCCTCCCAGAGGAGTTCGATTAATTGCATCACTGGCTATACCTTGGGGTAAGTTTCTAGCTGCTTGCCTTAATATAGGACCTGCTTTCCCTCCTTGTGGACCTGTTCCTGCTGGCGGGACATAGCCTCCACCTTGGACATAAAGTGTTTTTTTTCTGCGATTATCCATCACCGCACCACCACCTGCATGATGTTGTCTTATCGGTCTCTTAGGTTTAGTATATTTACTAGCCATTAAATCTTACCCCCACCATATTTTCGCTTTACGGAATCATTGTAGTTCTCATGGTTAGCCATTACAGCAGGTGTATAACCTCTTCTGTTCTGGGTACTTCCCCCCGTTTTTCTGCCAAATCTTTTGCCGTACTTTTCGGTTTCTGCCTTTAAAGCCATTTCTCCCTTCTTTGTTGCCTTAGGACTTCTTTGCTTCTTTTTCTTCTTCTTAGAATGACCCACCAAGGCTTCCTGAACTGCCTTTTTTATTGTCTTCGCAATTGGAATAGCCATAACTATTTCTGGGAAATAGGCTTCTTACGATCTTCTTTCTTAGTTTTACTGTTCCATTGAAAGGGACCGAAATAAGGTTCCTTCGCTTTGTACTTACCGCTTTTCTTGATTATTACCATGTTTTACTCCTAATAATATTCTGCTTTTCTAACATAAAAAGGTTCCTCATCCTCATCACTATGAAGGCTGATAAACCCACCTTGTCTGTATCTCAGTAATGCTTGCGTGGCACTGTCCACCAAGTCATCATGGGCTCCGTTTGGAAATACAGCAAACTGTTCGACCACTTCTTCTGCCCATCGGGTCGGAGGTGCCCACACCATTCCTGAAGCAAACAGGTCTGAAACCGCATTCACCCTAGAAATCTTGTCGTTACCTCGACTGGGGGTGAATTCCGATACGGGTATCCCCATCTGCCTGAGTTCAAAGATCAAGGGTGATCCTGCTGCTTTAGCCTCCACAATAAATGCGTCAGGCTTAAATTCTTGATACAGTTCAAAAGCACGTTGTTTCAAGCTGGGAAACTCCAAACGCTCTTGATACGCATCCAATAAGATAATGTGACTCTTTTCGACTCCGTCTTCGGGATCAACCCAAGGAAAAACTCCCCACGTTGTACACGCTGAGTAATCAGCCCGTTCCGTCTTGAGGAAAGCCGTATCCCAAGATTGAATAATAAATTCACATTCGGGTGGTTTCTTGTGTTCCCATTCTTTCCACCACTCCCGCTTTACCAAGGCACCTTCTTCTGCTGAAGGGTCCTGTTGGTACTGAGCCGACCATTTCGAGATGGGCAGTTCAGCTTTTAATGATTCGAGTTCTTCAATACTCCAGAATTCTTCCCACAATGGGTTCCCTGAAGGTAAAATTGCAGGTAATTCAATGATTTCCCAATCTTCTGAACCTTGTCTTTCGATGGAAGATTTAAGTATTTGTCCTGTTAGGTCTCGCTGGTGCCATCGGGTCATGACCACGATGATCGCTCCGCCTGGTTGCA